TATTGGGAAAAAGAATTGAATAATAACGAACCAATACCTGATGAAGAAGAATATGGTGAACCAAGTCCCGAAGATTTATACGGTGATGTGACTGTTAGTCATGGTGAAAGAAAACCATATGGTGGATTGTTGGGTGAAGAAGAAGAAGACCTAACTGATTATCAAGGTGAAGTCGGTGACCGTTATCAAGATGGTAAAGGTAACCAATTAACTGTTAAGGATGATATTGAAGGCGGTGTTAAACTGCAAGGTCAAGACGGTGAAAGTGAAATTGCTACACAAGACATTAAATATTTAAAACAACTTGAAGAGGAAAATGGTGGCGGTAAATATTCAACAGTTGAGAAAACTAAATATGGTATGACATACTTATTTGCATTTCCTGACCCAAGTGGTATTGAAAGTGAAGAAGGTTTAAATGGTTGGGAAAGTCAAGACCCTGCAAATCGAGAACTTTATTTTGTTGATAGTAGGGAAGCTGCTGTTGATGGATTAGAAAGTTTCCAAGAATCTAAGAAAAGTAAACCTGTTATCACTGAAGAAATGATAAATAAAGCTAGACGTACACTAAATAAACGTGGACTTAATGAAGGAATGACAAAAAAAGAGGCAGTTCAATTACTAATCAAACATAATATTAGATAATTAATACAATATTTCATATAATAAAAAGGCTACCATTGGTAGTCTTTTTTGTTTATGAGTATTTATAGAAAAAATAGATTGATGTCGATATTTAGGTCATATTTCTCAAAGAACGATACGTTGATTAGTTCAAACCTAACCAATAATTCTCAGAACCCAGTTACTGAGGTATCATATGGTTCGCTCCAACCAAGGGTCACTCGATTCATTTTCGATATCGATTTAAGTGATTTAGTTGAAAAAATCAATAATGGTTTCATGGTTCCCAATGATAACATGAGACATATATTACATATGACCAACACTATCAGCTATGCTCAACAATATCTTGGGAAGAAAAGTTATTCAGAAACCATTGAGAGAACGAGTAGTTTCGATTTGGAATTGTTCAATGTTAACGAGGATTGGGATGAAGGTAGTGGTTATGATTTCATTTATACCGATATAATCTACCCCAACATGACAGACCAGGCAGCTAATTGGGTTGACAGGAAAACCGAAGTGCCTTGGACAAGTGGTGGTTCATATCAGAGTGGCGTGACTGAGATAATTGGCAGTCAGAGATTTGAAAAGGGTAGTGAGAACCTAGATATTGATATTACCGATTACGTTAATCAAAGGCTCAGTGAATTAGGTGTTAGTGGGTTAACAGGAACAACAGGTTATACAGGAAGCAGTTTTGGGATAGGTATTAAGTTCCCCGATGAATATGAGGAACTAATCACAGAATTTACACAAGCCGTGGCATTTCACGCAAAACATACCAACACTTGGTACGAACCATTTGTTGAAACAGTTGTTGACGACACAATCAAAGACGATAGGAATTATTTCTATTTGGATAAGGACAACGACCTCTACCTTTATGTTAATATCGGTGGTATTGAGCAAAACATTGATGTATCAAGCGTTAACATCTATGATTACGAAGATAATCTAGTAGACACATTAACTGGTAATTCTATTGTAAATGTCAGTAAAGGCGTATATAAGATTGGTTTAAATGTTAGTTCAGATAGTTATCCCGATGCAGTTATATTTAGAGATGAATGGAACGTTACTATCAATGGTAGAGCAAGTCAACACATTGGAGAGTTTTATCTGATTTCCGATAAAAAATTCTACAGTTTCGACCAATCAAATGATATTAATTTCGAAAACTACTTCTTTTATTTTTGGGGGATATCTGAAAAAGAGAAACTTAGTGCTGGAAATGTAAGAAAAGTTAAGTTAACTATAAAAGAACTCTATGCAAATCAAAATAATTTCTTACCTTTGGATATTGAGTACAGAGTATTCATAACAACAGGTGAAAAGTATGAGATTGATGTAATTCCTTTCACAAGTGTTAACAGAACAAGTGCTGGTTACGAATTTAATCTTGATACCTCATGGTTAATCCCTCAAGATTACTATTTACAAATAAGGATGAAAAACGGTAATTATTACGAAAATAAACAAACATTATCCTTTACAGTCGTATCTAACAATCTGTTATAAGATAAATCAAAAAACTTACGAATTTTTTCAAAATGTCTTGTATTTATGTCAAATGAAGGCTATATTTGTAGCATTATTTATAATTGAAAAATAACTTTACTGTAAAAACTATTGAAAAATGGAAAATTTGAACCAGACAGGTCAAAAAGACTTGTCACAATTAAAGTCTATGTTTTCGGACTATCAAAAGAAACAATCTCAATCAACAACCAAAAAATCACGTGAAGACCTTTTAGCGAAGTATTTCGTTCCAAGAGCGTCTAAAGAAACTTACAGAATTCTCCCACCAAAAGCTGGTAAGAGGCATATCGAAGAAGCATTCTTTCACGTTATCACAACTAATGCAGCAGGTGGTAAGAAAAAGCATGGCACAGTTATTTACTGTCCTGCTCACAACGACCCTAAAGTACCCAAATTGGGAACTGATGGCAAGCCACTATTAAACGACCAAGGCGCACCTTTGATGGTTCCCGCTCCATGTCCTTTATGTGCTAGGAATAAGAAATGGCTTGCAAAACAAGACCCATCCCTTAAAGGCATTAAGAAAGAGAACATGAATGATGCTCAGTTGGCTATTAAAGCCGAGAATGATAAAATCTATAAGGAAGCCATTAAGTGGGAAGCTAAGAAGTTCTACATTGTCAGGGGAATTGATAAAGGAAAAGAGAAAGACGGAGTTAAGTTCTGGAGATTTAAGCATAACTATAAGAATCAGGGAACTCTTGATAAGTTACTTCCTATCTTGGAAGACTACATGACAACTCATCAAGCTGATTTTAGTGATGCTCTTACTGGAACCGACCTGAACATCATTATGACTGATAGTGAGTTCAACGGGCACGTGTACAAGGCTATCTCAGCCATCACAGCTAGAGGTAAATCACCACTTCATGCCGACAAACAAGTTATGCAAGCATGGCTTGATGACGACATTAGTTGGAGAGATGTGTTCCTTCCAAAGAAAGCACCGAATACCACACCATACGAGTTCCTCGAACTGTGTGCAAACGAAACCAATCCTTATTGGGAAGACACTGACCAAACCAACAAGCATTGGGTATTTCCTGGTCGTCCAGATTTGGAAAAATTAGCCAATACTCGTACAATGAATCTCGACAGTGATGAAGACAATTTTGAGCAGGCGACTGATTTGACTACTGAAGAATTGCCACGTGTAACCATCAGTAATATTACTGAGGAAAAAGTTGGTGAATTCGAAGATGATGCTGTTGATGTTGGTAAGGCAATTACGGGTGCAGCACAACCAAGTGCGCCTCCTGTAACACCCGCTCCAACACAAGCAGAAGCTCCTGTTGTTGAGGAATCTGAAGATGACCTTGATGACGACACTGAAATGGATAGTGAACCTGTTTCTGAAGGTGACGGCACGGGGTCTGACTACACAGACCTACCATTCTAAAAATCATTAGGTTGAAAAAGGGGAATTAGCGTTCCCCTTTTTTGCCCTTATTTAAATTCACAAATTTATGGCAAAGAAGACAGAAGTACCATCAAATACTGTGGTACGCAAACCAACCGCAAAGAAACAGTTCAGTCTCGATAATTTCAAGAAAAAAGTGGGAGCAGAAAAAGTTCCTTCCAAACCACTTGTGTGGATTCCAATTGATGATGCACTACAAGAAGCAACAGGTATGCCAGGTATTCCAATGGGATATGTAACACTTTTCCGTGGATACAGTAATACTGGTAAATCAACGGCTTTGATGCGTGGTATAGTGAATGCTCAGAAAATGGGTAAGTTACCGATTATTATTGATACCGAAAACAATATTGATGAAGGTAATCAAAGACTTGCATTGATGGGTTTCGATTGGGATGGTGATTATATCCTAGTTAAGAATAAATTCCTTCTTGATAATTTTGGAAAACTTCAAAATAAAGAAAGGAAAGAAGCTGCAATTGAAGACATGGCGAAAGCCGTATATTATTTCATCGACCAACAGGAAGCTGGAAATCTACCATATGACCTGTTTTTCGGAATAGATTCAATCGGAACACTGAACTGTATTGCAACTATTGATGCAGCAGTGAAAGACACCGCACAAAATAACATGTGGAATGCTGGTGCTTACGAAAAAGCATTTATGTCCATTCTAAACAATACGATTCCAAATAGTAGGAGAATTGATAGTCCTTATACCAATACAATTGCTGCTGTTCAGAAAATTTGGTATGATAGTATGAATAAGGTAGTTAAACACAAAGGTGGTGAAACATGGTGGTTTGGTTCGAGAATGATTTATAACTTCGGTGGTATAATAACTCACGGAACTAAAAGGGTTACGGCTGCAAGTAAATTGCGTGATGTTAATTTCGGATTTGAAAACAAAGTTAATATAGCCAAGAATCACGTTGATGGTGCATTGGGTGGAATCAGTCTTGAAGGTAAGATTGCTTCAACACCACATGGTTTCATTTATGCGGATGCCGATGGTATTGCAGCGTATAAGAAAAAACACATCTTACATTTCCGTAACATTCTCGGAGATATGACCCTTACTGCTGACGACATCACAATCGAAGCCAAAGACATGGATGATGAGGGAAATGTTATTGAAAAAAGTAAAATAACAATTGGTGACGATAGCGTGACAACAGATACTGATGTAGAAAACGTGGAATAATGAGAAATAGAACCCTTTTAGTTGACGCATCGTATCTCTTAAAGCGTTCGTTTCACGGAGCAAAAGATTTACAGACCACCAAGTTCGGACACATTGGTGGTTTGTATTCTTTTTTAACCACCACTAGAAAAATGATTAAAGACCATATGATTAATAAGGTCATACTTGTCTGGGATGGTGAGGGTGGTGGTATTCAGCGATACAGAATTGATAATGCTTATAAAGCCAATCGAGCAACTAAAGAATGGCATAAACGCATTGAAATGAGTGCTGCTGAAATCAGAAGAGAAGAGAATAAAAAGGAATCTCTTCTTAAACAACGACAAAGAATCAAGGCATATGCTGAAGAACTTTATCTCAGACAAATCCAGGTTGATGACACAGAAGCCGATGATTTAATTGCAGCATATTGCATTAAGAACCATGAAGATGAAGAGATATATATTTACTCTAATGACAGGGATTTTGCACAGCTAATTGACCTAAATCTCACAATAATATTTCCAAACATCGACCAACCAGTAACGAAAACCAATTATCTGATGTATTTCAACCATCACTATACAAATGCTTTAGCAATGAAGATTATCTGTGGTGACGATGCCGATAACATTAAGGGTGTTGGTGGGATTAAAGAAAAGGGTCTCGTGGAGAAATTTCCTGAACTCAAATTCAAAACCATGAGTGTGAGGGATGTCTGTAAGCGTGCAGATGAAATACAACAGGAACGTAAAGCCAATAAATTGAAGCCGTTAAAAGCATTGGAGAATTTATTATGTGAGACAGGTATTGAAAGACTGAAAACAAACTTTGAATTAACTAACCTTAGACAGCCAATACTTACTGAAGAAGCAAAAGAAGAACTTCTACAACTTGAAATACCGTTGTCATCGGAAGGCAGGGAAAGTGCGAATCTACATAAATTGATGATGGAAGACGAGTTTTTAATGGTTTATGGTAGCACATTTCCACAATATGTTGAACCATTCCATACTGTAATTATGTATGAAAAGAAGTTAGAAAGAGAGTATTATGAGAAACACAATATTAGTTTTTAAAAATCCTTTTATTTTAAATGGATTCTAGCTATATTTGTGATTAGTATTAACAATTTAATATACAAATAAAATGAACGAAATAGAAAAGGAAAAGGAAAAAGTTTACAACAACGTATTTAGGTTTACCTTACATCAAGGTAATGTTGTTGATGGTGATTTTCAAGCTGAAGTTCTGTTGTGTGAAACAATGTTCGATGCTGACAACTTTAATCCTTTTACAAGGTATTCGATTGATGTGAGAGATATTCTTCCACGAGCAATAACGAGAATACAGAAAACTTTGTCAAGGCGAAGTTATGACGTGATTGCAGAAGTGGGAAGAATTGATACCAGTGATAGTGAGTCTGAGCATCATGTTTATAATCTCTATGGATATCATCAGAAAATGATAAATAGTTATCCTAGGGAATGGAGAAACGGAATGCGTTACAATCCTAAAGCTATTGTACAACAAATCGAACACAAAACTATACGTGGCGTTCCTTGTAAAATTGGATTGTATATCAACGAGAATCCGATTGTCGAACGTGAATTTTTTGTCGATGGGTTCAATCCTGTTGCAAAACAATCTCTCGATGTTAAAGAAGTGGTGACTGATATCACTGAACTCATCGAAGATAAAATCAAAAAGAACGACATTAGAAATATGTGGGATGATTACGATTTAATTAATTACAGGGGTCTATCAATTAATCAAATCCGAGAACTTCATCCAGCAAAAAGAGCAGAAATGCTGAGAAGACTCAGACGAAATTAATTATTTCTGGACGGGGATGGGGTCATTTCTTACAATTCTGACCAATTATAATAATCCCTGTTCCCGTCCTTCTTTTACACATATTTATAATGACGGAAAATAGAGAAAATACATTATCTGCATATCTTGGTCCTGAATTTCAACAACGTCTTATATGGCAGTTGTTGGTTGAGCCTGAATTTGCTGAGAAAATAATTGATAGTTTAGAAATCGAATATTTTGACGACCCTAACTTGCGTAGGCTGTTTGTCATCATGTTGGAATATTATAAGGAGTTTGATAAGGTTCCCAACCTACAAAATCAGAGTATTCACCAGGCAATCAACAAATACAAAACACCAAATAATGTTATTGAAGAAGAATCATTATTTGCTGTAATTAAACGTATTTCGCTTTGGAATGAAAGAATCATTAATAAGTCAATGCTTTATGATGGTGATGTTGTACAGAAATCGACACATGCTTTTATTAAGCAGCAGGAATATCGTAAAATTGCCGAACACATTCAAACCAAAGTCAAGAATGGTGAAATAAAAAATAAGCATGAAATTGCTGCCATTGAAGACCGATTCATTAAAATATCACACATTGGCGAAGAAGAAGATGATGCCAAGTCTGTTGGAGACGGACTTCGAAATGCGCTCAGACCCGAATTCAGACAAACAATTCCAACAGGAATTGAAACCATTGATGTTCTTACTGATGGTGGATTGGGTAAGGGTGAGATTGGGGTTGTACTGACACCATCAGGTGTGGGTAAGACTACGTTCCTTACAAAAGTTGCGAATAACGCATTCGAACAAGAAAAGAATGTGGCTCAAATTATCTTTGAGGACACCAAAGACCAAATTCAGCGTAAGCATAGTGTGATTTGGGCAGATTCTTCACTAACAGCCATTAAAGATGATTTAGATGAAATTGAACGAGTTTATCAAATCGGGAAAGCCAAATGTGAATATTTGGAGGGTAAGGGTAGACTTATAATTAAAAGGTTTAGTCAGGAAGACACCACCATGAAAGACATTCGAAATTGGATGTTGAGTTATCAAAAGAAATGGGGATTTAAATTTGACCTTCTTGTGTTGGATTACCTTGACTGCGTAGAAAGTCATAAACGTGGACAGGAAAGAACTGAAGCAGAACTTACTGTAATTAAAGGATTTGAAACACTTGCATCAGATTTTGACATTCCTGCATGGACAGCGATTCAAAGTAATCGTAGCGGTTTTGATGCTGAGTTCGTGGAAGCACATCAAAGTGGTGGAAGCATTAAAAGAATTCAGAAAGCACACTTCTTTATGAGTGTGGCTAAAACTCCAGCACAAAAGGAAGCACACTTCGCCAATATCAGAATTATTAAAGCTAGATTTGCACAGGATGGTCAGACGTTTGAGGATTGTACGTTTAATAATGATACCATGAAAATCATAATTGATGATGACAGGTACAGATATTCAAAAACATATAAGAATCTAAAACATCATGATGAAGTCGATATTGAAAAGATGGAAAAGAAAGCCGAAGGTCTTTCTAAAGTAATGATTGCTGTCGGCAGACACGATGAGGCATCTTCAATTGATAGAGCAAACAGTGAAACAATTAACGATTTATTGCGTAAAAATAAAGAACCCGAAGCCAATGATGACATAAAACCGCAATTAAGTTTTGAGAAAGACTTCAAGACAAAGGAACAACTCGATTTCGATGCAGCAATTGATATCGAACCCGAACCACTACCTAAATCCGAACCATATCCCAAACTCAAGAATATCGAGACCTATCATATCAGCACATCAAGAACAGATTTAAGTCCAGATGAAGTCAAACAGGTTCTTACTTTTGTAGATGAAGTAATAACGGAGAATGAGGCAGCAAATGCCTCTCCATTGCTCGAACTTGATGAAAACGAGGATATCGAAATACTTGATGATGGTATAAGTTATGCTGTAAATGAGGGTGTAAGTGATGCTGTAAAAGAGGATTTGTTGGATTTCACGCCAGATAACATAACAATTAGAAAGGTTGAAGAACCACCAGAAGAGACTATTGGTACAACAATTGTTGAGCCTATAAGTAATATACCCGTACCAATACCATATAATGGTCTGGTAAGGACAATACCATTGGGTGAAGAACCACCCAAGAATGAACCAAAATCTGATTTAAGTGATGCCGAAGAAATGGCAAGAATTCTTGCTACGGACCTCGATGCACCGCAAGAAGAGGACCAGGGATTGCAAAACATGCTTGTAAAAAAGCGTGAATATCAATACGTTAAGAAAAAAGAGTAAACTTTTTTATAAAAAATTGTAACTTTTTTACTTTTTATTCGTATTTATTTTCCCAAGGTCAGAGTAATTTTTTTACATATTTTTTGAAAATTGTTTGCAAATTAAAAAAAAGCGTTTTATATTTGCACTGTCTTTAGGACGAAGTACATTGAAAAAGATTTAAAATATAAAAGGAAACTGGATGTTATTTCAGAAATTAGCTCAGTGATAGAGCACTTGCCTTCAAAGCAGGTTGTCATGGTGTCAAAACCGTATTTCAATCAAACATAACAAACAAAATATCCTTTTTAAAATATATTGCGGGGTGGTAGCAGTTGGTAGCTCGTCTGGCTCATAACCAGAAGGTCGCAGGTTCGAGTCCTGCCCCCGCTACTAAATGGAAGAACTGATAGTTTTTACAGTAAATTTGACGGAAAATCAAACTAGTACAACAAAAAACTAACAAATTTCTTCTAAAATTATTAAATCGTTCTTTAACATATTTGGGGAGATAGCAAAACAAACAACAAAAAATACTATCTTACTACTCTCTTAACTGAGAGAACTCATGGTGTTTTCAGTATAGGTAAAGCAATTGAGTTGAAATCAATAGATTACAGGTTCGAGTCCTGTTCTCCCCACCACATTGACCTAAGAATTCGACAAGATAGGGAAAGAATTCTGAAGTTGAATGAACATGAAAAGGCTGGCAAACCGAGAAAATTGATACCTACAAGAGCCTCACATAATTGCAATGTTCAATGGGTCATACAAAACAAAGGGAAAACTGAAAGTGTTTACAGTAATATCGGAGGTTCGAATCCTTCCATCCCCACCAATAGTGAAAAACAATTGGGGATGTAGACAAGTGGCAAAGTCGCAAATCTTTAGAATTTGTAATTAAAAACAACAAATACTTTGAACCTGTTCCCTAAGTTATTTTAAGCGGAGACTTACTTTAATGTTCAAGACCCGCTTGAATTTTTTGGCTGTTGGCATCAGTATTTTAGTAAAAAAGGAGATGTCACCTAACATTTGATGGTCAAGAATGGTTTTTATCAGTAGAAGTACTGATTTTTTCAAAAAAATTGAATGTAGCGATACATCAAAAAGGAAGAACTTGTTGTGAATACAGTAATTGAAATTTCCCGTCCATGAGAGGCGGGACAAACTACCAAAGTTACAACTAAACTTCTTCTCCATATAGAGAAGAATGGATGTTATTCCGAAAATGGGCGGGAAACGACATAGTAATATGCCGTACCTGCCCTTTTTTTTTGAATTTTTGTGACATTGTGAAATTATATTCGTATCATTGCACGATGTTTTTTAATAACTATTATAAATAAATTAGAAACTATGGAAAAATTGGTTTTAACGCAAAACATGCTAAGTACTGTTAAGCAGTCATTGATTGACGGTTTAACAATTGCAAGTGGTTCTAAGTCAAGTGCGACTTATTACCATAGCAAAGATGAACAGATGAAAGCTATCCAAGTCCAAATCAGGAACTTGTATAAACTTTCAAAGGAACTCCCATTGATTATAGCGTCTCAAAAAGGTGCTACTGGTAGATTCGTATCTGAGGTGTTACTTAATGAATTTAAGCAGACCTTGAAGGGTGGAGCGTGTAATATCGTTAACCCAATTGACTGGTATGATAATGGATTGAGTGACAAAGCACTTTTAAGTGCGTTGAATAGCCTTGCAGGTGCTGATAACGGTATTACATACGTTCTTCGTCTCTTTATGGATTTGAAGAATGAAAGGGTTAACAACGAAAGGATGAGAAAGATTGTTCTTGG